AAATTCTACATCTTGTATCAGTTTACTTATTTTATTTAACGTTTCATGTGATATTATAGTAGGTGTTTTTTTGTAGTGACCATATGGAATATTATACCCATTTGGTCCTTCTCTATACATCCCTCTAAAACACAATTTATTAATAATCATAAATAAAGCACTACATTCTATTGTTTCTTTATTTAAAGTATTATATTTACTCCTTAGCCAGTAGTAATAACTTTCTTTTGATGTAAATGCTTCTTCTTTATTTTTAGGTTTACGATTTATGATTTCTCCTGTTAAGCTGTTATATTCATTCATATATTGTTCTATATGAATAAATAGTTCTTCTTTGTTTTGTTGAATATTTTTATAAACATAAATCAACGCTTTATTTAAATCATAAGCAAATATCTTTTTTTTAATTTTAATTTTATTTTGTTTTTGTAAAGATAATATTGCAAGTAAAACACTTCCACCACCTAAGAATATTTCATGATAACTTTCAATTGAAGTTGGCAGTTTAGATAATATTTTATCTAAAATTTGCGTTTTACCTCCTACCCACTTTAAAAATGGCTTTTGTAATATAATACTCATTATTAATAATATAAATATATTAATATCATTAAATCAATTTTAAATTAATTTTAAATAAATATTAAGGTATTTATAAATTTATAAAATTGCTTTTATTTTTGAACCAATGTTATAAATTATAAAAATATATGAATAATAACAAATTAGTAAAACAAACCAAGACTACAAATACTACAAATATGAATAGCGAGAGAATATCATTAACAATGGCGCCTGGTGGTGAAAATCATAGGGGTAATCAATTAATAGGGAGGATGCCTATTAAAGGTGAGGGGTTTAAGTATAGTGATATTGATATTATGGGGGAAAAAATAAGAAAAAGTATGGGTGATAATGTTGAAGTATTGAACCTTAATAAATTAAGTGGCGTAGAATTTATTAATGGTTTAAATAATGAGGATCAAGCAAGAGTTCTTATTTTAAGGAATTGGGCAAGTAAGGATAAGACTGAGCAGATTTATAAGGAATGTGTAGAAGATAAGTGGGATAGTAAGTATTTAGATCCTAATAAGTATAGGACAGAAATTAAGGATGGTAAGGAAGTTAAGGTAAGAGGCAAAGTATTGAATAAGCTCGCTCGCACAAACCTATGCTATGTGGCTGGTATGAGTCAGGAACCAGAATATATTGAAGGTAAGGGGACTATCATTGACCTTAATTCCAAATCCACCTTAAATAGTGAAGTATCCAGATTAAGGACTACATTACAAGAGGCTTTAGTAGAAGGAGGAAGTGATAGTAAAGTAGAAATTAATGTAGTTGAAGGAAATAGGTATTATGACCTTAAAAAAACTGGAATAGGGTTTCATGGTGATACAGAGCGAGTAGTAGTTATATGTTTAACTATAGGGGGAGGGGGTGGCTATCCTATGCGATTTCAGTGGTTTAAGGATGGTATGCCGATTGGAAATAGTATAGACTTAGCATTAAACGACGGGGATGTTTATATTATGAGTGAAAAAAGTGTAGGAGCAGATTGGAAATTAAGGAGTAAATATACCTTAAGGCATTCTGCTGGAGCAGAAAAGTATAGGTCCTTAAAAAAGTGGGAGAAACGTGCTGCTAAAAAGGCAGAAATTAAGGGTAATATTAAAAATCTTATTAAAAAAGTAGAAAATAAAAAAATAAATAAAAAAGAAAATAAAAAAATAAATAAAAAAGAAAATAAAAAAATAAATAAAAAAGAAAATAAAAAAGTAGAAAATAATAGTGAAGCAATGTTAAAAAAGAAGGAAGAGGCCTTAAAAAAGAAGGAGGAAGTAGCGTTGAAAAAAAAGATTAAAATGGAGAAAGCATTGGAGAGAAAAAAGAAAAAAGAGGAGAGAGCCTTAAAACTTAAGGAAGACAGAGAGGCAAATCCAGAAAAGTATTATAAAAAGGCACTTAAAAAATTAAGTTGGGATGACAGTAGAAAAGGATTTTATGAATGGTTAGCAGTTCAGGCTGAATATGAATGTGCTCCGAATCATGAATATTTTAAGGAGTTTCAAGCCATATGGACTGGCAAGGCAGATAATTTTAGTAGTAAAATGGATATTGATGAGTTTGAAAAACATAGTACATTTTATAATAGGTTATGTGAGTATATGGAATTTATGTAAATAGTAAGAGTAATAAGTGAGAGTGATAAGTAAGTATAAAAATATATTATTTAATTTAATTAATACATTTTTATTTAATACATTTCATCCCCATCCATATCACCATAGTCATCATCTTCTCCCATAGCCATCATATCTTGCATATTCTCTTGTTGAACCAATCTATCTTCTGCTTCGTTTCTCATCATTTCATCCATCATTACTTCTTGTTGAAAAGGGTCAGCTACTCCATCTTGTTCCATTTGACGATTTTCCACTACATTTCTCATATTATTTTTCTTATTTTCTTGTTCTATTTCTCTATCGTATTGAGATGGATCATAAATATACAATGCTTTTGTTTGTCCAATATTCCAATCACCAAGTCTTAAATTTTTCATATAGTCCTCTGATTTTCTATCTTCTTTACTCATATTTTTTAAACGCTCTACTACACCTGTTTTTTCCATTTCTTTTATATTTAATACATTATTCTGTATCTCTTCCATTGATAAATTAATAGATGATTTTTGATATTGAAGAGTTTCCAATATGATAGTTACTATCTCTCCCATTTTTTCCTTTAATGTTTCATTACTCTCTTCAAATATATTATCTTCTATATCTGGATTCTCAAATGATTTATTTGTTTTTACCATATCTTCCACATCTACATAATTAATAATTGCTTTTAATATCAAATGCTTATACAATACTTGACTAATTGTTGTATTTAATACTGATTTTTTAATACCGGAATGTCCAACAATATCAGAATAAATAGGTATATACTTAGCAAAGTCACATAATACTTTATTTTTTTTTACTAACTCATTTAATATATCCAATACATCTTCATCGTCACTATATTGAGAAAACTTATTTAATTCTCTTTGAATTACTTCTTCCAATTTATTATTATGATATACACTAAATTTCCAATGATTTGGCATATTGTATCTAAGCTTATCATACTTAACTTTACCCAATATTATCTGTGGATATTGACAACAAACATTCATTAACACTTTTCTTAAAAATTCTATAGAAAACAAAACAGTTTCATCTTTATCTGTTATAAATTCCAAACCTTTTCTATTTTTAAAATCGTCAATCTTTAAAATAAATTCAAATAATGTTTTCTTTTTAGATTTTGTTTTCTTAATATGATTATGTATTTTAGAAGATAGTTCTTGATTTTTTTGAAACAACATCAATACCAAATCATTAATATCATTATCAATATCTTCCGTGTAAACCAAATCAAAGTTATCTAATACTTTTTTTAATTGTTCAATAACATCATCATCTAGTATTTTATAATTATTTAATTCTTCTTCAAATGTAATTTTGGGAGAGATGTGTGTATTATTAAACCCTTGTTGAATAATATTTCGTTTTGATATTAATTCTATTAACTCAACTAATGAATCACTTGAATAATTACTGTCTTCTTGTTTCATTTTTTTTATTTTTTCACTTAAACTATCGTATTTATCGAAACTACTCTCATTTGTTACACATAAACGTTGTAGTTCATCATCCAAAATAGCCCCAGTATTATATTTACAATATTTAATAAAACTTAGATAAATAGTTTCTTCACTATATCCACTATCTATTTTGGGATAAATTAATTTGGTATTTTTATCACTATAAAGATATGGAGCTTTTGATAATTTTCTATAATCATTATATTTTTTCATCATCTCTTTAATTTCACTGTTTCGTTGAATGATTAAAGGCTCTTTTTCTGAAAAATAATTGAAATTATTCCTCGTTTCATTACAACAAGCATTTTCCAAAAATGGTATATTATTTAATGTACTTAAAATAATATCTTTATTACTAACCACTCTTTCCATATCTTCTTGAATTAAAAAAGATTGATTCATTACTTTCCCTAATAATGAAAAAATATATGAAAATTGACTAATATTTCCCTTGGCTATACTTTCACTTAATAGTTTATCAAAATTATTAGATACACCACGAGTGTCATCTACATTTACTTTATTTAAATGTGGAAGAAATGTTTCCCACGTTTTTATATCAAAATCACGTGTTCCTTCAATTAATTCCATATTCAATATCATCCATTCTCTTTTTTCTTCTAATTTATTTACAATATCTATTTCAGTTAATATTTTTGTTTTCATAAACTTAACAACCTTTTCGACAAATTTTTCTCGTATCTCATTAAAATTAGATCTTTTTGTAGACGGTAATACATTCCAAGGTCGAACACTACTTTTTAATTTTAAAAACAAACAAACAATATAAGAAACTATCGAATTATCACCAGATTCTTCAAGAGGGAAACCATCAAAAGACATAACACATCCTTCAAATGTTGGAGCATAATCCAAATGTGGTGTTAATAATTGTATAGCAATAACATATAACCCAATTAATAAAAATATTTTGATTTCATCTTTATATTTTTTATAAGAATGCTTCTTGCCTTTTACATTTTTCATTTTCAATAAAAACTTTTTCTCACTCAAAACATATTTTTTCATAAAATGTATCATATATTTAATTATAAATTCATGTTGTTGTTTTGTGTTGATTTTTAATTTAGTATCTAGAGTTTTTAATTTTTTTCTTATATCCTTTTTAAAGGCCATATTTTTTTGATTAGGATTGTTATTGGAAACACTAGTAGATACTACAATATCTTCTTCCTCTTCCATAACTTCTCTGGTAACACGTTTAAATCCATTTGCCTCATATCCTTCATTCTCATCATATTGTAATTTTTTTATTACATATCCACTGTATTTATCTACAATATTGTCCCCATCAGCAGTCCCTCTTATTTTTTCAACTTCACTTAAAGATTGTAAATAAGTGCCGGTTTGAAATCCTAAAGCCAAATCATTATAAAATGTTGGTAGTAATGGAACATTTGTTTCAATACAATAATACCAATATTGTGATTCATCATTAATAGAGGTTCTACAATAATTATTAATAAACATTAAAATATGGTCCATTTTTGATGATAAATCATATTCTCCAAGTATTCTATTTTTTAGATTTTCATATGGAGATACAGTAACTTCTTCAGCAGATAACATTTTTCCAATGTTTATTTTTTGAATATCGTATTTTAAATTTCTTTTTTTATTAACATTTTTCAACATAGGAGCCAAAGATAGATGAAAAGACTGTTTGTTATTAATTTTATACATAGTATTAATATTTCTTTCATTTTGCTGTTTTTCATAATGTTTAATAAGTTCTTCAATTGATAATTTATTAACTTCATTTTTCTGTGTTTCACTATTGACACATGTCTTGTTAATTTTTAAACAGTTAGATTTTAAATTACAAAATCCCATTTCTTCTATTGGTTTATTATCCATTTCTTCATCCAATACCCATTTACTATTTTTTCTAATATAATAATGAAGATCAAAACCATTTGGCTCTAATATAGCATAATCTCCTTCTTGAACACTTTTATATCCATCTAACATACTTCTTGCATCTATGATTGCTTCACTTCGGTTAACCCCAACATTTTTCTCAAGATGTTCTACTAATTCTTCATAAGACATTGTTTCTTTTGCATTTAAATCATCACCAATATCATAACGGGTAGTATCATATTTTTTATCATACATTATGTTTTTGTTATTATCTTGTAATAAATCGTCCAAATCAAAATATTTTTTTGATAATGTTACATCACCCATAGTTGTAGGCTCACATTCACTATTTTCTATGTCACCTTCTTCCAATTCTTTTTTTAATTCAATTAATACATCAGGATTCAAATTATCAACACGGTCTTCATTATTTAATTTTTGGTGTATTTCTTTTGCTATAGATCCCATTAATACTCTCCCATCATCCAATAAATACATTTTATTTAAAAATTCAATATCAGACTCTTGATTGAGACTATATAATTTTTTTAAATTATCTGAAGCATAAAACTTTTCAATAAAGCTGATCTTTTTATAATTTTTTATAAATTTAATATAGTTATTATATTTTATAATATTGTTAATTTTTTCTTTTTTATATTTTTTTATTTCTTTCTCAACAAAATCTTTAATATTCAAATAATCTTTATAAACAATATCATTTTTATAAATACGATATGGGCTAAAATATTCACTTATTATATCCATAGACATACCATTTACAATATCTCCTTGTAATTTTTCAAATAATTCATTTACATTTAATCCTACATTATTTTTTATTGATTCCCAAGCATCTTCTTTATTTTCAAATTTTTCTGTATTTGCATAATGATATACTACATTATTAAATATATCTACTGGTGTATTCATATCATTAAACAAAACTTCTGTATCTTTATTTAATATATCACTGTAATGTAACTGGTTATCATGATAATTTACTTTTTTCAATAATGAATTATTAACATCATAAATTTTTGAATATTCCATCATATCATATGGTAGTGTAATTATACCTTTTACATAAACTTTATCGTTATTTGTAATTCCAACTCGTTCTGTATTTGGTTGTAATGTTTTTGGACAACCAGGACGTTTCATAGACGAAGGTTTAATTTTATTCAATCCCGCGGTTGTTTTATCTATTACAAATCTTGTTTCTCTAATAGTCGAAAGTAAAAACATCATGTCTATAATAGTAGTATAACTATTGAAATCAGTCGTATGTTCAACGATTACATTATTATTATAACTATCTGTACTGTAAACATAATCATTTGTATCTGGTTTATCGTAAGTATTTAAATCTAAATTTTTGTAAAAATAATCATATTTATTTTGTTCATCTGGAATAGAGTTACTTTGATAATTATTATTAAGATTCATTGTATTTTTAACATAATTAATAGTTAGTTTAGATTTAAAATCATCACTTTCATAAAAATCTAAATCTGCCTTTTGAAAATAAATATGTTTTTTATTTGTTACAACAGGTAACGCCCAATATAAACTATCATTATTATCATGTAACACTTTTTTAACTGGTTTATAATTTTCCGTTTTTAATATGGTTTCTGAAAAATATCCCAAATCATCAAAAGCTGAATATTGCTCTCTTAATTCTTTATATCTTTCCAACATGGTATGTATATATCTTAAGTATTTTGGCGTTCGTTTTGAAGATGGAACACTGGCTAATAAATCATCCATTAAATCAGAAATTTGGTCCGTAATATCAAATACTTTCTCTCCCTCCGATACTTCAACCTCTTCGCTAATTTCTTCTAATTCTTCATCTAAAAATTCAATATCTTTTAAATCAATCAAATCTTCTTCTAAATCTACCTTTTCAGTAGGTTTAAAATCAATATCTTCCTCATCCTCTTCTACTATTTCACCATCTTCTACTATTTCACCATCTTCTACTTCTGATAAATGTCTATCTATTTCACCATCTTTTATAGTTACACTTTGTTCTAATGGTTCACCTTGTTCTAATACTCCTTCTTCTTCCATTGCTGTCTGCTTTGGAGGAACAAAATCTTTAATAGATTTAATAGGTAAATCTCTTGGAATACCTTTGTATTCGAAATCAATATATAAAAATTGATTATCTGGATAACTAGATATTTCTATTCTATATTCTTCCAAATTTGTAATTTTACCATTAATGATAGTTGGAACTTCACCCCCAAATTCAATTGTAACCCATCGGTTAACTACAAGATTGTTTTGTCTAGCAAATCCTTCCTTTTCAGGTTTATACAATACAAGTATCTTTTCAATAGATTCTTCTGTTAAAAACCCTTCATTAATGTTTAAAATTTTTTTACCAAGTGTTTTTTGCTCTATTAACTCAACAATGTTTTTATCAATGTAATTGATCATAAAAATTTTATTATCCAATTCACTGTTATTTGGAGCTTCTATCTTAATAATTTGCCCCAATGATAAAAATAATGACGCTGACATTTTTTTTTCCATTGTCTTATAAAATAATTAGAAATTATATTCAATATTATTAAGTCTTAAACATTTAATAAAATTGATTTAAAAAAATAAGTACAATAATACATTATTATTAACCATGTACAATTTAACCGAATACTTTGATTTTAAAAAGATTAATGATAAAGAGTATTGCAACTCTAAACATTTGATTGTTAGAAAAATTGGAGATTACCATCTTATTAAATATAAAAAAAATAAATTAAACCCAACCAATCAAGAAACTCTTGGATTATTTCGTTCTGTTATAGTAAATGATGAGCATATTGTTTGTTATGCTCCACCTAAATCATTAACAGAAAATCATTTTAATGATTGGGCAACTACCGAAAAAGGCAAATATCTAGCTCAACCGTATATTGAAGGAACGATGATAAATTTATTTTGGTCAACTGAATTAAATGATTGGGAAATATCTACAAGAAGTAATATTGGAGCTAATTGTTATTATGATATGGACCAAAAAACCACATTCAGAACCATGTTTTTAGAAGCCATGATACATTGTAATATTGAATTTGAATCGTTTAATAAAAATTTCATTTACAGTTTTGTAATGCAACATCCTAAAAACACAAGAGTAGTTCCAGTTAATATGCCTTGGATATATTTGGTAAATATTTATCAATTGGTAGATAATTATTGTATTGCTCCAGTAACTACGGATGGCGGTGTTCATGGTGATTGGTTTCATTTCAAAAACATTAATATTCCTTCTTACCTACCAGATATGGACTCGTATAAATCATTTATGAAGTATATGAATGGTATTATTGATTCTAATTATAGTTATGTTTATCCTGGATATGTTATTAAAACACATGACTGTATGAGAAGAATGAAAGTAGTTAATCCTTCTTATGAATATGTTAAAAATATTAAAGGAAACAGCACTAAAACACAGTATAGATATTATGTATTGAGACAAGAAGGTAAAGTTGGTGAATATCTTAAATATTTTCCAAAAGTTAAATCACAATTTAATAAACTTCGCAATGATTTACATAAATTTACAAATGAATTGTATAGGATGTACGTTTCATGTTATATTCTTAAAGAAAAAGAACTAAAATATTTTCCTAAACGATATAGAACAAATATGTTTAATTTACATCAGTCATATTTGGAATCATTACAAACTTCCAAAGATAAGGTTACATTTAATAAAGTAGTTAAATATGTAAACTCGATGGATCCAGCATTGTTGATGTATTGTATGAATATGGATTACAATCAAAATGAATTAAATAAACAAATTATATCAAAAAAAACAGAATAAATAAACAAATTATATCAAAAAAAAGAATAAATAAATATTAAAAAATATAATCAGTAATTTAATAAAATAAAACTTATAATTTTTTATATAATACGTAATGCTAATAATAATATTTATCAAAACAAGTTAAATATTATTGATAAAAATTAGATATATGAGGATTGATTATACTCCCCAATTGGACTTTAAAGATGTGTTAATTCGCCCTAAACGAACGACCATATCGAGTCGTTCACAGGTTTCATTAGAAAGAACATTTACCTTTCCAAATACTAAAACAACTTGGACTGGTGTTCCTATTATAGCTGCTAATATGGACACTACAGGAACATTTGAAGTGTATGATATATTGTCACCATTTAACATGATTACTTGTTTTCACAAGCATTATACTGTTGAAGATTTTAAAACGAGGGGACGTTTAACATTAAATCCTGATTATTTTATGATATCAACAGGAATAGGGGAAGCATCTCTCCCAAAATTGAAGGAATTAGTAGATTATACACACGCTAAATGGATTTGTATTGATGTTGCTAATGGATATATGAATCGTGTTGTTGAATATGCCAGTAAAGTTCGTGAAATGTTTCCTGATAAAATTATTGTTGCAGGAAATGTAGCATCTAAAGAAATGGTAGAAGAATTTATTATTAATGGAAAAGTGGATGTTGTAAAAATTGGTATTGGACCGGGTAGTGCTTGTTTAACACGTCGTAAAACAGGAGTAGGAGTTCCACAACTTTCTGCTATTATAGAATGTGCTGATGGAGCTCATGGTGTAAATGGTTGTATAGTAGGAGATGGTGGTATTACAAGTCCAGGTGATCTCGCTAAGGCATTTGGAGGAGGTGCTGACTTTGTTATGATTGGTGGACAGTTTGCCGGTCATGATGAAAATCCTGGTGAGCTTGAAGAAAAGGATGGAAAAAAATATAAATTATTTTATGGAATGAGTTCGGAACATGCTATGAAAAAACATTATGGACAAATGGCTTCCTATCGTTCATCAGAAGGAAGAGTTATTCGTGTTCCATATAAAGGGGCATTAAAAACAACTGTTCAGGATTATCTAGGAGGACTTCGTTCAACATGTGCTTATATTAATGCTCATACCATTAAAAATATTCCCAAATGTACTACATTTTTAACAGTAGGACAACAATTAAATACTCATTTTGAAAAATGATTAAAAATAATAATATTTATCATTAATTTTTATTATTATTTTTTATTTATTGAAAGTTGGATTTTATTTCTTTGAAAACATTAACAGCAATAATACAGGAATTATGTAATATTTCTACAACATTATTTACATTTGATACATCTTGATTATCATCCGAAAATGCTATACGAATAATTGAATTTTCATCATGAGGATGAGGTTTTGAAAATCCAACATACGATAGTAACCCTTTTTTATAATATGAATAATGCATAACATATTCTAATATTTTTCCAATTGTGTAGTCTTCTTTATATAATACAATATCAAATGAGTTTTTAAGAGCAACTGGCATTTCTTTTATCGAAAATAATTTACTATTTTCACTTGAATTTTTGATTTCATTTAATTTTAAAATCAATACATCACAAGCCTTTCTTACAATTTGCTTATTTTTATAAATACCAATTGTTTCTACACAAAAGTCATAAGAACCTTCCTTTGTATATCTTAAACCGTCATGGTTAAACCAATTTTCTTTTTCATAATCTATATGTTGCTGTAACTTAGTAGCATCTAGTTCTTCAATTGAATCCATTAATTTTTTTTCTACCTTTTCCCATTCAGCATTTTGTTTTACCTTATCTATAGCATATTTATAAGCACAGCAAGAAACGACATTATACATACCACTATCTTTTGCCTTTTTAATATTTAAATTACAAGTTAACTTTAAACGTTCACCTTTTATTTCTTTAGAAATTTGTGGTTTTAATCTTGAAAACAAAATATAAGATTTGGTTTGTTTGTTTGGTGGAAATAATTCACGAACTTGTTTTTCTGGTAATTCTTTATTTGTTTTTTTATCTACTAATTTAAAATCCTTTGTTGTAACATATTCCAATGAATTAGAAGTATTTTCTCGATCTAAAACCAATTGTAAATCTTTGACACTATCATTTAAATCATTCATAAATACTGGTATACATCCTAATCGCTGTTTTAATATTTCATTATTAAACATTGTAGTATTATGTTCTATTTCTATCGATTCATCACTTGTATCCAAAACGGCTACATCAATATCAGCCATAATTGTTCTACGCAATCCATTAACAATACTTACATTTGTATTACTAATATTAAACGTTAACATATCATGTTCTTCTAAAATAGAATCTATTTTAGGTAGAGGTATTGAACTTAAATATTCTTCAGGTTCTTTTTTTTCTGTTTCGGTTTTAATTGACTGAGATTTAGAAGATTCCATTGTTATATAAATTAGATATAATAAATATATTTATATCAATTTTATTTTGTATTATTCTAATAACCATATTTCGTTATAATTTTTTATATAAAAAATTATCTATTATAAATGAGTTCTGTATTATATTATAGTAAATATTGTAAAAATTGTGATAATATTATCGGAAAATTATCAAAAACATCTATACAAAAAGATATTCATTTTATTTGTATTGATAAAAGGATAAAAGAAAAGAATAAGATATATTTGCTATTAGAAGGAGGAAAAAAAGTATTACTACCAGAAACCGTTAGAAAAGTTCCTGCTATTTTATTGTTATATCAAGGATACAGAGTATTATATGGAAAAGATATTATGAATTATTATCAACCAAAAATCAACGCCGAAACAGGAATAGCAACACAAAATAATTTAGAACCATCTGCTTATTCGTATACTGAAATGGGAACAAACATGTCAGATGACTATTCTTATTTAGATCAAACGAGTGATGAAATGGCTGCAAAAGGAGATGGTGGAACACGACAAATGCATAGTTTTATGTTATTGAATGAAAGTCAAACAATAGAAACACCACCAGAAGATTACATTCCGGATAAAGTAAGGGAAACCGACTTGGAAAAATTACAGAAACAACGACATTTGGATATAAAACAATAATTAATAAATATAATAACTTAAATATAATAATTTATTAATCATTAAACAAAAATACCATTATGGATAAAATGTCATTATCAAAAGCTTTTTCTACACATTTTGTTGAATTTTTAGACGAAGTTACTACAGTGTTTCCCAAAAATGTTAAAATAAGAACATTTAAGACAGCAGTTAAACAAGTTAAATCGGTTAATCCAAGTCAATTAATAAAAACATGGTATAAAGTTATAGCTGTACCATTTAAAGATGAAATATATTCACAAGATTATACATTTTTTGAAGTCAAAGATTATTCAAACGAACTTAAAAATACAAAATGGGACGCAGGTGACATACATAAGTTTATAGATGAAATGAAACGTTCATCTAAAGTAATGTCTATTGAAAACAAAAAAAAGAGCATGAAATACTTAAGTAATTTAACTAAAATGAGCGAAATGTATAATAATCAATAATTAATAATTATAATTAATAATTATTAATATATTCAACAAACTTTAATTTAAATATATAGATAATTAATCCTATATATGACTGATGTATCAGAAAATGATATAAAAGAAGAAATCCCTTCTGAATTTAGAAATTTAATGAACGATTTTATGGGTGACATCTTAACTAGTTTTCCAGAATATGCTTCTACAATAGAACCATATTCTACGCTAGATAACGAAGAAACGATTCTATATTTATTTCAACATTGTAAAAAGGTTTACCCTTCACGATTTTTTGATATATTATATAATAATAATGAAATATTTAGCGATGAATCAATTGATACTGAATTTTTACCAAACATTGACTTTTCAAAATTGTGGAAGGAAAATTTAACTGAAAAAACAAGAAATATCATTTGGAAATATTTACAATTAATTTTATTTTGTATCATTCAAAATGTAAAGGATGCTTCACATTTTGGAAATAGTGAAAAACTATTTGAAGCAATAAACGAAGAAGAGTTTAAGAAAAAAATAGAAGAATCTATGGCTGATATTGGTCAATTTTTTGAAGAAAATGATAAAATGTTTAACAATAGTGGTGACTTAAGTGGAAATGATTTTAATATGCCCGATACTGAAAAAATTCATGAACATATTAACGGTCTATTAAAAGGTAAATTAGGTAGACTTGCTTCTGAAATAGCAGAAGAAACAGCAACAGAAATGGAAATGGATATATCTAATAATACGAATGTAAATGATGTTTTTAGTAAATTATTTAAAAATCCAACAAAATTAATGAAAATGGTAAAATCAATAGGAACAAAAATAGATGATAAAATAAAATCAGGAGAAATCGATCAAAAAGAATTGATGAAAGAAGCAAGTGATTTGATGAAAAATATGAAAAATATGCCTGGAATGAAGAATATGGAAAAAATGTTTAAATCAATGAATATTCCAACTGGAGGAAAAATGAACGTGGGAGCAATGCAACAGCGTCTTAATATGAACATGAAAAAAATGAACCAAAAAGATAGAATGTTGAAAAAACTACAAAAAAGAAAAGAAAGTAAAAAGAAAGATAATAGTTTTATTCAACGACTTAAAACACACGAAGAAATTCAACAAGAAGTAGAAGCTATATTCAAAACATTTTCTACAGAAAACGAAACAACACAAGTTAATAAAACAAAAAAGAAAAAGAAAAACAAAAAAAAGAAAAGAAAAAAGACAAATTAAAACAAAAAGAGTAAGTAGATAAAAAATAAAAAATAACTCATTACTATATATTAAATGGACATTGATAAATTTTGGTTAGATGACCCACTAGTTATTTTTAAAAAAGATAGAATTACTGAATTTTGGCCAGATAAACAATTTAGTGCTTCTAGAAAATTAAATGCTATTACAAGAGTTATTGTTTTATTAACTATTTTAGGATATTTTATGTCTAAAACGATTAAGATTATTGTTACTGGAGTAATTGCTTTAGTTTTTATTGTATTTATTTACTTTATTCAAGTTAAAAAAGAAGAAGAAGCACAATATATTAAAAATATAATGAAGGAAGGTTTTGATAGTAATAGACCAAAATTTGATAAAATAATGGAAAAAAATTTTACAACACCTACTAAAAAAAATCCATTAATGAATGTATTATTACCAGAAATACACGAAAAACCAAACCGCAACGAAGCAGCTCCTAGTTATAATACAAATATTAGAAAAGAGATTAATGAAAAATCTAAATCAAATTTAGAAAATGAAAAATTATATAAAAATTTAGGAGATAATTTAAACCATCAACATATGATGAGAAATTTCCATTCAATGCCAAATACAAGTATACCAAATAATCAAAAAGACTTTGCTATGTTTTGTTACGGATCAATGAAATCATGTAAAGAGGGAAATGAAGGTGCTTGTTCAAAAAATCTCAGAAGATTAGGTAATAGTATGTATTAATATATTCAATAAATAAAATAATTATCTTTATGTTATTTATATAAGAATGGCAAATGCTAGCACATTTAATTACACATTTTATAATTTAACAGGAATAAATGATGATATTGTTGGATTATCAGAAGGGGATGTTCAAAATCAACATTTTGGTTCTTACACCACTAAAAACTTTTTTGAAAGTAATTGTGGAATGAAAAAACCAATTAATTTTGCTACACAACAACCAAATGTATTTTATAATGGTGGACCAGGAACAGTAGGAGTGAATGGATGTAATGTAGAAAGTGATTCTGATTTAAGAATTGGTACTATTCAAACCAACCCAAAATGCCGTATTAGTTTACAAGAACGCCCATTTAAAACTGTCCCATTTCTAGGAAGAGGCAAATCCGATTCTCTTCAAGAAAGCCGTCTTCAACAAGGAACTTACTTTGCTGACAAAAAAAGTTGTCGTCAAGTTACTGAAAAATCATTTAGAACAACGGATGTTGATTTAGTTCCAACATTAAAAGCAACTATTCAAAATCCTAATAATTTAGTAGAAGGTGTTGCTAATAAAGGATGGATACGTGGTGGTCTTCCTTCAAGAGATATGTCTCGTGACAATGATTATTTTAAACACAGAAAATAATTTAAACAAATAAGAATATTAGTATTATAATTAAATGTATAATACTAATTTAGTTGTAAATTATATAATTAAAGATGGCGACGAAGGAGATACACATTATAGAAAGCAAATATTAGAATTCTTAAATTTAGAAATGTATAACGACAATGTATCTGAAAAAATAGATGTATTATATGAAAAACATAAAACAAATGATATTATAAAAGAAATAATACCACATGTCAAAACACATTTAGAGCAGAGATGGCCATTTGAAATGGACGGTAAAACCATATTTCTTTTTTTATTTTCATTTGATTATTTTTATTTATTCTATCCTATTATCTCTTCTTTAATTGAACTCAAAGAAATAAACCGAACATTAGTAGATGAACTTATTATTAAAATTAAATCAAATATTAAGACAAAAAAATAACATATTATATTAAATGGCATCAACAAGACTGAAAAACCTACCTAGAGAATATTTAAGAGAAAAAAAAATAAACCAAGACATTAATAATTATGAGATGGATATTAATAAAAAAATGCCTAATAAATCGGTTTTACCGGATTTAGGTATTAATGTTGGTAATATGGGTAATGCTTATTACCATAATATATTATCCAAAAATACTTGTGATATTGAAAGTGATTTAATGGGTATAAATAGCACAAATTTAGTAGAAAAGAAACCACAATTTCAACCACAATTAAATCAACTTCCATTTAAAAAATGGTTTGAATTACCTACAGCTTTTGTTCCTGAACCATTAGTAATAAATCATAATCAACGCCCAGGTGGACCATTTACAAATAAATAAAGTAAATATAATTATAAATTCATAAAATAAGATATATAGTAATCTATCTTATTTTAATCACTTAAAATATATATATACATACATGAGTTATTTAGACAATTATGAAGAAAATCGACTTACAATTGAAACATCTGGATTTTCAGAACAAGCAGTATACTTAATCGAACATTTTTTATATACAAATGATTCATCAAGACAACAATCTGAAACTTCACGTGGTAAAATAGCAGGTGTTGTAGCTAATGTTGTTAACGACCCTTCATATGGTACTTTTCTTGTAGGTAAAGATGTATACAACAATGTTATATTAGAAAATCTTGGTCGTCCAAACAATACCATTATATTAGATATTAGCGACAATGGTGCTATGCGTATTCCAGTTGGAACATCTACAGAACGACCTACCAATCCACGTGAAGGATATTTTAGAATAAATACAACAGAAGAAAAGGTTGAAGTTTATATCAATAATAATTGGGAAAATATTTTAAATTTTCCTCAAACAGACCAATTTGTTAGAGGCTATGTTGACCCATTATTAGCAGATTTAAGTAATGTATTACATACAAAAATAAATGTAGACATAAGTAATGTTATAGGTGGTGCTGGAGAAGCACTTGATACATTAAAAGAATTAGAGGACTTTGTAACTGACTTAAGTGGTTCAACTGTTACTAATTTAGTTTCAAAAGTAGTTGATTTATCTGCTAGAGAACAAGGTCATTATACTCAAGTATCATCTAACATAGTTTCATTAAACACATATACAGATAATATAGTAGATGATTTATCGTCTATAACTTTTCATACATTAAGTACGGAAATAAGCGACTTGAGCAGCGATACTTCACGTGAAATAAGTAATACTTTGTCTGACATTTCTGGTTATACTTCTAGTGAATTATCATTAGAAAAGTCTCGACTTAGTTTAGAATTATCTACAGAAATACGTGATTTAAGTAGTGAAACGGCAAGAGATATTACAGACCTTTCTAATTATACTTCTAGTGAATTATCTTTAGAAAAAGCACGTCTTAGTTTAGAATTATCTACAGAAATTAGTGATTTAAGTAGTGAAACAGCCAGAGATATTACTGACCTTTCCAATTATACTTCCAGTGAATTATCTTTAGAAAAAGCACGTTTAAGTTTAGAATTATCTACGGAAATACGTGATTTAAGTAGTGAAACAGCCAGAGATATTACAGACCTTTCCAATTATACTTCTAGTGAATTAGCATTGGAAAAGTCACGCATTAGTTTGGAATTATCTACGGAAATACGTGATTTAAGTAGTGAAACAGCCAGAGATATTACAGACCTTTCCAATTATACTTCTAGTGAATTAGCATTGGAAAAGTCACGCATTAGTTTGGAATTATCTACGGAAATACGTGATTTAAGTAGTGAAACAGCCAGAGATATTACTGACCTTTCTAATTACACTTCTAGCGAGCTTTCAAGAGAAATAAGTGATTTAAGTAGTGAAACTGTAAGAGATATTACTGATCTTTCTAATTTTACTTCTAGTGAATTAGCATTAGATAAATCACGCCTTAGCTTGGAATTATCTACAGAAATACGTGATTTAAGCAGTGAAACAGCCCGAGATATTACTGACCTTTCCAATTATACTTCCAGTGAATTATCTTTAGAAAAGGCACGTTTAAGTTTAGAATTATCTACGGAAATATGTGATTTAAGTAGTGAAACAGCCAGAGACATTACTGACCTTTCCAATTATACTTCTAGTGAATTATCTTTAGAAAAAGCACGTTTAAGTTTGGAATTATCTACAGAAATTAGTGATTTAAGTAGTGAAACCGCCAGAGACATTACAGACCTTTCCAATTATACTTCTAGTGAATTAGCATTGGAAAAGTCACGCGTTAGTTTGGAATTATCTACGGAAATACGTGATTTAAGCAGTGAAACGAGTAGTGATATTACAGACCTTTCTAATTACACTTCTAGTGAATTAGCATTGGAAAAGTCTCGTCTTAGTTTAGAATTATCTACTGAAATACGTGATTTAAGTAGTGAAACGAGTAGTGATATACAAGATTTATCTGGGTATACTTCTAGTGAATTGGTATTGGAAAAGTCACGCCTTAGCTTGGAATTATCTACAGAAATTCGTGATTTAAGTAGTGAAACGAGTAGTGATATACAAGATTTATCTGGGTATACTTCTAGTGAATTAGCCTTAGAAAAATCACGTCTTAGTTTAGAATTATCTACAGAAATACGTGATTTAAGTAGTGAAACAGTTAGAGATATCCAAGATTTGTCCAGTTATACTTCAAGTGAATTGTCTTTAAAAAAAGCTCGTCTTAGCGCGGAACTGTCAACTGAAATACTTACTTTGAGAAATGAAAAAAATAGCGATATTACCGATCTTTCCAGTTATACATCCAGTGAATTAACTCGTGAAATTAGCACGGAAAGAAGTACTGTTGTAAGAGACTTATCTGATATGAGTGGAGATATACATCACATTATTGATGATTTAATAGGAAACGCTCCTTATTATTTAGATACATTAGAAGAAATAGCATTTACACTGGGAGATATCACTGAACCAAGTGGAGGAAGTTTACATACAATTATTCAGAAAATTTACAGTGTTTCACAAGATATTTATGATTTATCACAAACGGTGGCTGGTTTAGATGGAGATGCCAGAAATTTAGATGGTAGATTAACAGTTAATGCTTATTCACAATTAGTTCCTAATGAAACCGTTGCTATAAGTGCTATAAATGGTGATATATCATTAAATCGGACATTATTAATGTATAACAAAGACAATATAATAATTGGTAACGCGTCTACAGGAGATACTATTAAAGACTTAAATGGGAACTATTCTAGTAAACCACTAGGTAATATTATAATTGGTTCATCGGCAGATATATCAAATTCATCTATCAACTATGCTACAGGTATAGGTTTTGGTATTGATTTAAGTGGTACTGGCTCTACAGCGTTAGGATATTTAGCCAAAACGGATGGTGTTAATTCTACTGCTATTGGATATAATAGTAAAGCATTAGGAAACAATGTAATTCAATTAGGAAATACAAGCGTAGAATATGTAAATACAAATGGTGTAGTTACTATGAGTTCAGATGAACGATTAAAAGATAATATTCACACCATACCATTTGCTTTAGAAAAAGTAAATGCACTAAGAGGTGTTACATATACACGAAAAGATTTACCAAATAAAGACAAAGTTTATATGGGTCTTATTGCTCAAGAAACAGAAAAAGTTATTCCAGAAGTAATTAATAATAATGGCGAATATAAGTCAATTATGTATAATAATATTATTGGTCTTTTAGTAGAAGCAGTAAAAGATTTAGATATTAACCATAAACAATTGGATGGAAAACAAAATAATTTAGAAAGGGAATTAACAAAAATAAAAACCGTTATCCGTAATAAATTATTACAATTAAATCGTATTAAAAATTTAGTAGATGTAAAAGACGATAAAAAAACAAAATAATAGTCTAATTTATTTATTAAAAAATAAATTAAATAATTAATATATATACTAATGGCTTTTACACGATATAATTATGATAAATGTAGAACAAAAAAATTTTTACAACAGTCTACTGATCCTGGAAGATACGTATTGAATACACCTGGATGGGGAAATAAACCATTGCTATTTAATGATCCACAAATAAGACATATGGGATGGAGTGCAAATTTACAGAGTGTATCCAATGGACACCCTATAGATATTGAAAGTCAATTAAAAAATGTAGATAAAAAATTACAACGATATGGGAGACATTATAAAGTAGCAAAACCTTTAAAAACTACACCATTACCAGTATCTACAAATAGCAAACCTATAACATTTCAAAGTAGAGTAACACATCCAGGATTTTTATACAGAGACTTACAACAAGATCATAGTATTCCATTACATTTAAATCCACAAGAAAATGTTTGTTTAACATTTCAAAACAATCTCAATACAAGAATTTTGGAAAAAGATAGTCATGTTCCTATTATTCCATGTACAGATTTAATACAATAGTTGTTTAATAAATTATAATTTATTTAATTATCATTTATTTTAATTATAGCAAATAAACTATAAAGAAAATATTATAATTTATATATAGTATAATGGCAGAAATTGCAATTCCAATGGCCGCTTTAGGTATAATGTATATTTTATCAAATGAGAAAAAAGATGAAGGTTTTAGCGGTATTTCGTCTGATGATAATAAAGAAGGTTTAGTAAATACAAATATCCCTCCAATAAATTATCCTGTAGAAAATAAAGAAGGGAGAGATGATAGATATACTACTCAAAAATATGGCGGATTAAATAAAAATACAAATAAAACAAGTGAGTCCGCTGAAGTTAGAAGTGAAACAGAAGATTATAGTAATACATATACATCTTTAACTGGAGAAACTAAAAATTATTTCGATTTCGAACATAATAATATGAAACCATTCTTTGGTTCGAATGTCACACAAACGATTGATTCAAAATCTAGGGATGGGATATTAGATTTATACACTGGTTCAGGTAGTCAACAAATTCAAAAAAAGGCAAATGCTCCTTTTTTTAAACCACAAAAAAATATGCAATGGATTAATGGTATGCCTTCTACATCTGATTTTATGCAAGAAAGAATGAGAGGTAACGTTAGTTCAAAAATGAACAATACCAAACCATGGGAAGAAATACAGGTTGGACCCGGATTAAATAAAGGATTTAGTAGCGAAGGAACTGGTGGTTTTAATTCAGGAATGCAAGAAAGGGATACATGGAAACCTAAAACCGTAGACGAATTACGTGTAGTAAATAATCCTAAGAAAACGTTTAAAGGTCAAATGCTTGGAAAACATGTTGGACGTAGAGGACCACGTGGAAATTTAGGTAAAATGGAACAGCATAAACCAGATACCTTTTTCATCAATAATCCAGACCGATATTTTACAACAACAGGTGTTGAAAAAAGAGGTAAGGCACCAACGACTCATATATTTAAACCTGAAAATAGAACTTCTACTACGAAAGAATATTTTGGAGGTGGTGATACTACTAATGCTAATGGTATTTATCAATCCGGAAAATATCAAAAATCAACAAAAGTTCAATTAGATAGTTTAAATGTTGGTGGTGCTTCTCGTGCTCATGGATGGAAAGAAAATCATGGAAATTATGGTAAATCTGGATATAAATCACTTCCTAATTCAAGGTCATTAACTGGTGAAACTAAAAATATGGGAATAGTAGAACGTGGTTTGTATGCGATGGTAACACCTATTTTAGATGTTATTAAACCTACATTAAAAGAAAATGTTGTTCATCATAAACGTCCAACAGGTAATGCTTCAGGAGGTAAAAATGGTGTTTCCAATTCTCGCGTATGGAATCCTTCTGATGTTGCAAGAACTACTATTCGTGAACAAACAGAAAATACAGAATACACCAAACATGGTGGAACCGCTTTTGATGCCGCTTATTCAAATACAGAACATCAAGCAATAGGACAACAAAGAGATACTACTAACTGTTCATATATAGGAAATAGTAGTGCTGCTAATTCTCAAAATAAAGGACAAGTGTACAATACAGCATACAACGCATCATTAAATCCAAATAAAGAAGTTGTTTCAAAGGTAGATAGATTTCAAGCAGGAAACCAGCCTATTTTTGATGGCAATCAAAATGTAAGTAATCTAAGAAATAGAAATACAAATCCAGCACAAATTATTCCAAATATGCCAAAAAGCACAAGTAGCATTGAAACATATGGAACATTAAGTGGTAAAAATACTAGAGAAATAAATCAATCAAGAAGATATGATCCTAGTCTATTAAATGCATTTAATAGCAATCCTTATTCAAAATCATTAAGTAGTGTAGCTTAATTACAATAGATAATACATTATTAATATAAACATAATGTATTATATTTCAATAACAATGAGTGATTTATTTTATGAAAACTCTATAAATTACAATTTTAAAAGCAATAGTATCGACATACATTCCGTTCATAAAGAAATAATAAAAAAATTAGATTACTTTATTGATAATAATAAAATACCTCATATTGTATTTCATGGTCCATATGGAACTGGTAAACGAACAATATTAAATTATTTTATGAATCAAATTTACAATAATAATCAAAAATACATAAAGGATTACGTAATGTATGTCGATTGTGCTCATGGTAAAGGAATTCGTTTTTTTAGAGACCAACTTAAATTTTTTGCAAAAACAAATATTCAACATAAAAATAATATCATGTTTAAATCAATCATTTTATTTAATGCTGATAAACTAACTACAGACGCGCAATCTGCTTTAAGAAGGTGCATTGAACGTTTTAGCCACAATACACGATTTTTTATTATTGCAGAGAATCAAAAATTATTATTAAATCCAATATTATCCAGATTTTGTAGTATTTATATACCAACACCAAAGGTAAATAATGAGTATGTAAATTTTTATAACATTTTATTTGATACTTATAATAATAAAGATTATATTAAAAAGGAATCAAAACTAAAAAAATATTTAAAAAATGATACAAAATATAATTCATTAAGTAAATCTATGAAAACAGCAAATTTATTATATAATAAAGGATACAGTTGTTTAGATTTAATGAATTATATATCAAAAAATAAAAACAATGATTTAGCATTATTATACTTTGATAAAATTAGAAAACAAATTAGAAATGAAAAACTGCTAATTTTTTACATATTATATTTTGTTTTTATGCGGAAAAATGTAGATTTAGAAAATATTTTATAATTTCAAATGGATGATTACAATATTAATGTATTATCTGAAGCTAAGAACGAATACTCTTGTAGATTGTTGAGTATTTTAACTCCCGTTGTAATTGATGGAGTAAAATCTATATTTAATGATGCAGAACGTTTATGTATAGAAAATGATGAAGACGATAAATATCTAATGACTTTTCAAAATTTTTTATCTCGTGTTCCAAAATGGAATGAAACTATTATTGAATCTGAATGTTCTCGCATTATAAGTGTTAGTGGTTGTAACTATTTAGAAGACCTATTGACTTGTGTTCATATTGCTCAACTTAAAATATTAACTAGTGTAAGGGTTTCACAAAAACAAAAAAAAATAGACCTCGACATACCAAAACTTTCTGCTTTTATCCATCAAGTTTATAGTGTATTTGCTAGAAAACTGTATAAAAATGTTTATTTATTTGAAAAAATAATCACACCATTGCAATATCAAAAAAATATGCGCGAATGTGAGATATTATGTAAAGAAAGTATTTTAGAAGTAATTAGGAATAGTATTCCTGTTGAAAAAATATTGAGATCTTATATTGATGAAACGGTTGATGAAGAAGTTGTTCAAGAAATTGTAGAAAAAGAAATTGAAAAGGAGGTTGAGAAAGAAGATATAAATAATTCTGTAGAAAAACAAGAGAAAAAAGAGGAAGAATTTAGTAAAACACCTATTTTAAAACTGGAAAAAAATACCGAAGAATTACAATTAGATTTAGATAAGCCAAGTAAAGAAGAAGAAGATGTTAAAAAAGTTATTAGTAATACAGATAATGATGAAGAATTAAATGATGATATACGTGATGTAGGAATATCATTTAATGATGTTGATAGTGTATTAGATATGGGAACAAATGTGGAAGAAAGTGTTGACGCTCCAAAAACAATTGAACGTCTTGAACAAATTAGTGAAATAAATAATCAACGAAGAAAAGAAGAAGAAGAAGACGAAGATGAAGATAATTTAGAAATTTTTGATGATAATAATATTGATTTGGATATAAGCGATGTTCATGATTTATCTAAAGAATTAAGAGTTGAAGCACCTCCGTTATTAGATGACATTGAAGTTTTAAAATAAATACAATTGCGTAAAATAATAAATAAAAACATAACTAAAAATATTAAATGGAACAGTCTATATTCATTACGGCTGGTATAGTATCTTTCGTATATTTAGTTATAAAATATCTAGAAATGAAATTTATATTGAAAGAAGTAAAGCCTATGAAACTATTAATGAGAGACACGATTATTGTTTATTTATCAGTAGTTTCTGGTAGTTTTATAATTGACCAATTTAGTGGAGCAAGCACAATTATGAAGAAAGCACCTGAAATTTTTACAAATGAACCCGCTTTTTAATTATTCATATAATTATCATCAACATATATCGTAATGGCAGATATACTTGATATGTAAATTACATAACCAATAATAATCAACGGATAAAATATCATTTTTAATAAATTATGATATTTTATTTTAAATTTAATCAATTTATACATAGCAAGGTATATCATCTATGCTAATTACATTATTTAATTTTCGTTTTTGAATTTTCTTTTTACTTATTTTAAATATATCAAAAATAGAATTGTTAATTTCATTATGAGGTTCGCAATGATGAACTGTTCTAGCAATCATTTTATATAATTTAAAATCAGGATATCTTTCATGCCCATTTTTTTTATACAATATATTTTGATTTTTATCATCGCGAGTCCATTTTATAATTAATTTTATTATTTCATTATCAATTGTATGTTCTTCTTTAAAATCATCTATAAAATAGTCATATAACGAACAGCCTAATCTACATAAATCAAAACTTTTATTAGGCAATATTTCTGGTTTATTATAGTTTCTATAAGGTTCAAAATTATATTGATTTGCTGCATCTTCTTTAAAATTATAACTATCGCAACATAATTGTTTTCCCTTAAATTTATAAATTGCTCTACCAAAATCAATTATTTTAAATATTTTGCCAAATGTAGGTATTTTGTAATATTTACCATCATATTTTACATAAATAAATTTTTTCTCTGTTTTAACATACATTATATTGTTTGTATGTAAGTCATTATGTGTAAAATCAAAACATTTTTGATATGTTATTAAAATGAATAATACTTGTATAAAACATGATTTCCATTCCAAATCAGTCATTTCATTGTTTTCTATAAAATTATCCAATGTTTCATACATATGTTCCATGCATATAATTTGAACTGGAAAATTATAAATTACACAGTTTACATTATCATCTGTTGAACTAGAATATTCAGATATATCACTGTTAGAACAACTAACAATTGAATTATCGCTATTTTCAGTTTCTTCTTCATCACTATCATCAGTTAATTCACTATCATTATCTTGATCACTATCACTTTCATCTGTTTCACTATCTGTTAGTGCTTCTGACATAATAGATGATGTTTCTGTATTACTTGACAAATCACTATCGCTCCTTTTTTTATTTTTTATTTTTTCATATACCAAGTTATCACTTAAGTCAATATCATTTAACGTATTTAATTTTTCCAAATTTTCAACCGTTAATTCAAATACATTATCAAATGAATCATCATCAATATTATCGATTTCTAATGTTTCATTACTATCTTCCATAACAATTTTTTCACGGTATTTACGAGTATCATCATCTAACAAAGAACTATCAAAATTATCTAATTTAAATATAACATCTTTATTTTTATGAAAATATTCTGATTGATGTAAATAATCTAAATCATCATATACATTGACATTAAATTCTTTTTGTATACCTAAAAATGAACCATAGTAATCATTGCCAAATATAAAATTATGATTATTTAGTAACTTACTACTTAGAAAACTAAAAAACCCGTCTACATACGATGTATTATTCGAATCGTAAATTTTTTTTAAATGATTATCTTTTTTTGAATATTGTTTTTCAATGCTTGGGTTTAGTTCTGAATCTTTAGTTAGATTCTTATATTTACCAGTTAAAAATTTCAATGGGTTTAATAATGGTGAAAATTTAAAAAATGATATTTTATTTAATGATTCCTTTTTTTCATTTTCAACATTTATTAAAAAAAAAGTTGATTCATGTGTATCTTCTATCGTTGAGATTGAATATTTACTGTTTAAATTAATTAAATTGTAATTATTCTTACTTAATTCAAAAAATTCAGAATATACTGGTATATAGTTTTGAACTTTTGAAAACCCGTTGTCTTCTAATTGACTAAATAATATATTATTGTTATTTTTCTTATAATACAAAGAAAACATACGATTTAATGATAATATAAATTTTACATTTAAACCAATACTTTAGTAATAGATTAATAATTTAATAAATATAAATTAATTAATACTAATCTTATTCGTTTTACTTTATTAATTAATATAACAATGATTTATATATGAATTTAGAGTTAAAAAAGTTTAATATGAAAAATATAAAGTTTAATTTGGATGATTCGAATGGTCCGGTAATTGTATTAATTGGAAGACGTGATACTGGAAAAAGTTTTTTAGTAAAAGATATGTTGTATCATCATCAAGATATTCCTATTGGTACAGTAATATCAGGAACAGAAGCGGGTAATGGTTTTTATGGTAAATTAGTCCCTAAACTTTTTATTCATGATGAGTATAATACAGCTATTATTGAAAACATTTTAAAAAGGCAAAAAATAGTGATAAAACAAATTAAAAAAGAAAGAAATGCTTATGGTAAGTCGAGTATTGATCCTAGAGCATTTGTGATATTAGATGATTGTTTATATGATAATACATGGGCTAGAGATAAATTAATGAGATTATTATTTATGAATGGTAGACATTGGAAAATAATGTTAGTCATTACAATGCAGTATCCATTGGGTGTTCCGCCTAATTTAAGAACAAATATAGACTATACGTTTATTTTAAGAGAACCATATATTAATAATCGTAAACGAATCTATGAAAACTTTGCTGGTATGTTTACAACATTTGAAAGTTTTTGTCAAGTAATGGATCAATGTACTGAAAACTATGAATGTTTGGTTATAGCAAATAATGCCAAATCAAATCGTTTAGAAGACCAAATATTTTGGTATAAGGCATCCGCACATAATGATTTTAAATTAGGAGCAAAAGAATTTTGGGAAATGTCTAAGGGGCTAGGGTCTGATGATGAAGAAGAACAATATGACCCTAATGCTGTTAGAAAAAATAAAGGACCTAGAATAAATGTAAAGAAAAATAGATGGTAATTCATAAAATTATAGAAAATATAAAATTTTCTATAATTTTATTATGGTTTATAATTTTCAAATGTTATATTTAATCTTTCATATTTATTAATCTGTTATATTTAATCTTTCTTTTTACGAACAATATTATCACCTTCAAACAACGTCTTTTTAATATTATCTGAACTTTGGTCATCCAATTCTTTCAAATCATTTTCCATGGTGTTATTTACACCCACCAAATTTCCTTGATTATCTAGTCGCTGTGTTAATTTATTACCACTTTCTCTAGCCAACTTAACATTTTCTTCAATAGCCTTTCTTTTTGTTTCTTGAATACGTTTCTCGAATTCTTGTTTTGCCTTTGCTTCATTCAAATTCTTTTCATGCATCAATTGATTTAGTTCATTTTCCAAATATTCTACACGTCCAGTTTTATACGCTTCTGGTTCCCAAGGCATCCAAACACCTACAGGTCCCACATATACATTATGATTTGGATCTACTTCTCTTAACAACTTACATCGCAATTCCGCTTCTTCTTGAGTTGAATAAGAACCTCTAACCTTTAATCCTCTAACACTTGTTTGGAAATTATTTTGTTTATTAAATTGGTCATCTAATTCATTTTCATTATTATCCAAAAAGGTTTTATATGAATCATAAATATCTGTAGTTTTCAAATCTTCTTTTTCACTTTTCACAAATTCTTGCATATCCGACATTAGTGTTTCAAAATTAAGATTGTATTTATAAGACAAAAAATTTAAGAATTGAGAAAATTTCTCCATTGATTTAGAAAAATCATATCCCTTTAAAAATTCTTCAAACATAAATAATTCTCTTTTCTTTAAAACTGTTTCAGGACTAACAAATGATACACAAACAAATTTTTGTCCTGAAATTGCCTTATCTTCTTCCAAAAGGTCTACATAGTTAGGATTTACAGATCCATCTGATTTTTTTTGATGCTCATAAGCATATTCAGCCATTTTATAATATAATATATCATTATTGTTTAAGTTTTTTTTTATTTATTTATTATATAATATGTTTGATAAATTAGGCCAAGTTTTTGATTTAGGAGAACTATTACGACGTGTTGTAAAATATTTAGTTGAAGGTTTAATGGTTGCTATCGCTGCTTACGCTATTCCAAAACGTTCATTGAACTTGGATGAAGTTTTATTAATCTCTTTGACTGCTGCTGCTACATTCTCAGTATTGGATACATATGTCCCATCAATGGGAGTATCTGCTCGTTCTGGTGCTGGATTCGGTATCGGTGCTAATTTAGTTGGTTTCCCTCGCATGGGTATGTAAATAAAAAATACATATAGTAAAATTTATTATAATTAGTATAATTTTTATAATTCATTTAATATAAAAATTATAAGGTTGGTATAAATTCCCAGTTTAATTCTTTACATATTTTTTTCCAGATTTCATCTTGTTCTATTCTTTTTACAGGATCTTTTAACATAGGAAAATAAGGTAAAAAACTATGTTCATCAAGTAATTCACACATTTTGTATAAAACATAATAATAATTTAAAAAATTTACACGGCTATCTGGACAATGTTTGCTATATGGTTTTTGAATTTCCATAAATAAATTACATAATTTATCTTCCAATTCTGGTTGCATTACAGGGGGTTTTATTCCAAGTTTATCTTTTATAAATGGAATATGTTCATAATATTTATTATATCCTAGCTTTTTCAATATATCTTTTGCTTTTTTATTATCCATGTTTTTAAGCGTTAATCTTTCTTTTTTAATTTGTTTTTTAATATTATCAATAACTTCATCTGGTATTTGAGTTGTTTCTTTTGCTTGAAACTGGGCTAATATTTCTCTAAAATGATTAATTCTTTTATAAGCATAAAAACATACTTCTTTAGGAGGTTCTTTATAAGAAGGTTTTTCATGTTCTATTAAAAATTTATCTTGAAAACTACAAACTTTACATATTAAAATACCTTCTGATTCAACTTGAACTAACTCGCCTGAACATTTAGGACATATTTCATAATTTATTTTATAATTATCCATATCAATTATTTTATTATCTATATTATTGAAATATTGTTGAACAATGGTATTACTATTGTTTTTAACATCCACTTTTTCTTCTGTTTTACTAAAAAAAGCATGTAATATCTTTTTTTTATTTGTTTTTCCATCACTTAAATTCTTTTTTTTTTCAAAATAATCAAAAATCAAATCAGAATTGTTTAGTAAATATTCTTTTTTTTTAATTTTTAACTGTTTTATTTTATTTTTTAGATCTTTTATTTTATCTTCAATATCTAATCGTTGTTCAATTGCCATTGTTTTAGAATTTTCTAATTTTTTTTTTAATTTTCTAACTTGTGATTTAAGTTTAGGTAAAACAACATCAGAGTTTTTTTTAAACTCATTCATTTTTTCATCATGTTTACTGTCTAATGTCATGATAGAATGTTTATTAACAGCCAATTTTTTTTGATTTTTAGGCTTAAAATTAGGCATTAATAATTAATATTATGTTGGTATATTTAATTAATAGTTTTCCTTATTTGTTTAGCAAAATCACAATTTTTTATATTTTAAATTCGTAATTTCATTATTTATAAAAATACTTTTCAATATATAATGGATAATCCAAACAAAATCGTAATAAATGAAAAGGAAATAACTAATATTGATTTGATAAAATTGCAGAAAATGACATTATTATACAATGCTTTAGAAAACGGATGGTCGATAAAAAAAACAGATAATTGTTATGTATTTAAAAAAAAACATAATAATGAAAAAGAAGTTTATTTAGATTCGTATTTAAGACGGTTTATGATTGATAATTTAGATATAAATCAAATATTAAATAATTAAATTTTATATATTTTAGTATAAAATTTTATTAATTGTGTAAAATTTCAAAATTTTTTTCTTTGCTTATATTATATAATGGGTGGTGGACTCATGCAACTAGTAGCTTACGGCGCACAAGATGTGTATTTAACTGGTAACCCTCAGATTACTTTCTGGAAGGTTACATACCGCAGACACACTAATTTCGCAATGGAATCAATTGAACAAACTTTCAATGGTCAAGCTGACTTCGGTCGTCGTGTTCAATGCACTGTTTCTCGTAACGGTGATTTGGCATACCGCACTTACTTACAAGTGACTCTTCCAGAAATCAGCAGTTCTGACTCTAACCATGCTCGTTGGTTGGATTGCCCAGGGGAACAAATGGTTTCCATGGTTGAAGTAGAAATTGGTGGTCAGCGTATCGACCGTCAATATGGTGACTGGATGCACATCTGGAACCAATTGACTCTTACTTCTGAACAAGAAGATGGTTACAACAAGATGATTGGTAATACCACTCAACTTACTTATTTGACCGACCCTGACTTTGCTGAAGTTGCAACTGCTTGCTCATCTGCTTCTGTCCCTGAAGCTGTATGCGCACCACGCAAAGCTCTTCCAGAAACCACTTTGTATGTTCCTCTACAATTCTGGTTCTGCCGCAACCCAGGTCTTGCTCTTCCATTGATCGCACTTCAATACCACGAAGTTAAGATCAACATCGAACTTCGCCCATTGGACGAATGTTTATTTGCTGTTGATGCTGTTGATAGTGCTGGTTCTGCTACATTGAAATCAACTGCTGCTTTCAGTAAATCCCTTGTAGCAGCTTCCTTGTATGTTGACTACATCTTTTTGGATACCGATGAACGTCGTCGTATGGCACAAAACCCACACGAATACTTGATCGAACAACTTCAATTCACTGGTGATGAATCCATTGGATCATCCAGTAACAAAGTTAAACTTAACTTTAACCACCCATGTAAAGAACTTGTATGGGTTGTACAACCAGACGCAAATGTTAGCTACTGTGATTCATTCATTGCTGGTAAACATTTACACTCTGCTTTGGGAGCTCAGCCATTCAACTACACTGATGCTTTGGATGCTCTTCCACACTCTATCCGTGCCTTCTCCAGTGATGCTCAAGTAGCATCCGTAATTGGAAGCAATGGTATGTTCAACGATGCTGGTGCTCTTGATGTAAGTGGTGATGGCACAACTGGTATCGAAGCTGATGTATCTGGTGCTTTGAGTGCTGGTGCTAATGTAGCATCCGGTGTTTCTGATGCCGGTGCTTTCGTTCTAGCAGAAACCGCTCTTAAGATGCACTGCTGGGGTGAAAATCCAGTTGTTACTGCTAAGTTGCAACTTAACGGACAAGACCGATTCAGTGAACGTGAAGGTTCATACTTCGATGTTGTTCAACCATACCAACATCACACTCGTTCCCCAGATGCTGGAATTAACTGTTATTCCTTCGCTCTTCGTCCAGAAGAACACCAACCATCTGGAACCTGTAACTTCAGTCGTATCGACAACGCAACTCTTCAATTGGTTGTTTCTGCTGCTGCCATCGGTAACTCAGCAACTGCTAAGGTTCGTGTATACGCTACCAACTACAATGTACTTCGCGTAATGAGTGGTATGGGTGGTCTTGCATACTCCAACTAAGTTTTGTAAATTCGAATCATATATTTATCTTAATTTTTAAATAATAAAATTAATCACAATTTTATTATTTTAATTTAAATATAATACTAACCTTTATACTAACTAATGGGACAACAACAAAGTAAACAATTAAATTTTGAAGATGTCCAAGAAATGATCAAAAATAAAAACAATATAATTATCAATGTTTTACCTGAAACGGAACAACAATGTTTAATTAAAAATACTTTAAATGTCAAACTTGAAGTAAATACGATAAATGAGTTATTAAAAAATAAAAAATCAGTTAACATAATTATTTACGGTAAAAATGATTGTTATATTAATGTCGAAAAAAAACAAAAACAGTTAATTTCTCTTGGATTTTACAATGTTTTTATTTACAACGGGGGATTGTTTGAATGGCTACTTCTTCAAGATATATATGGGAGAGATGAGTTTCCAACAACAAGTTACGAACTAGATATACTTAAATTTAAACAACCTAGTCATTATTATAATAATCTAATGATCCGCGATATAGATTAATAAAATTGAATTTAATAAATATAAACATAATTATTTATACTTATTATCATGAATCTAACACAGCAAAAATTAACAAAAAGTGAATGGGACTTCTTAGAACTTCCAGTAAATAAAAAAGAATTGTATATACTTAAATTTATACATAATTCTTACAATGATATTTCTGCTTCTGAAAATCCCAATAATTCTTTGATTGGCTATTTAAAAATTAATGTTTATGATTATGAAGATTTTCATAAATACTTTTACAATAAATTTTACGAAGATGCAATTCATAAAATTGTAAAAGACAATAAGCTAAACTACAAATTAAGAATAAATATTAAAAAACTTAGTATTAAAAAAGCAAATAAAATAAGAATAAGAAATATTAATAATGATGAAATTTTAAAAGATAAAACGATATTTGAAAATCTTTTAATGGAACAGTTATTGTTATATTTTGAAAATAACACAAAAACAAAGA